ATTCCCTCTCGTTTAACGAAACGAGCATCGGCCTGACTCTCTTTAATTAGAGTTATAGCCATTGCAGGAGAAACTACATATAAATGGTCTATCAACATCTTACTTAATCGTAAGCTTTTAATAGATCTACTATTTGTTTGTTTCTTCTCGTCAAGGACTCAAGTTAGACGGCTTAATGACGTGAAAGCAAGCTTTAAAGCTTCACTTTCAGTCATCTTAGTGTCTAACTTATAAGTACATTCTTGTAGTATTTCGCTCATAGAGCTTAATATACAATTAGTACTAGGAAACTGGCTAATACTACTAAAAGAATAGAATCTTCTATATCTATTATAAGTATTAACAGTCTCCTCAAGTCCCAAAAATCAACCTTGGGTAATTCGATAATCGATGATCTGTTTTAAAACAGAATCAAAGATTATAGAATCCTTAGGATCTAGCGAACTTATAGCCGTAACCGTAAGGTTAGGTGATAAGTCCAGTCCTAAGTTTAACCCAAAACAACTAACTAAATCTCAATAGTTACTTTTAATTTTATCAATTCATTTAGAATTAATAACTTTATCAGAACTAAAAAGATTTTTTAGTTGATCTCGGAGGATCGCAAAATCTTCCACTTCAATTAAAGAGTTATTTAAAATAACATCTTTAAAAGAACGTGGGCTTCCTATCATTTCAAGGATTGACTTAGGTCCAATTGGACTAACGTCGACCCCATGATGATAGAAACGTTTTGCGAATTCACAAGATCCTGAAGCACTTACTAGAGATTTGGATAGATTAATTTCTACACCCAAATCCTTCATAAGAACCAGATAAGTACTGGCAACTGCTTTATCTCCAATGACAATATCGTCACCGAGGACAGCGTAGTTTTCGAATCATTTAATTGATCCGGCTCTACGTGCAGCAACCTGTACTATCAAGTGGTGAGTAATGGCGAGCATAGGCCATGACGATAGACAACCCATTGGTTGACCGATAGCATATCTATAAGAACCATTGGAAGAAATAAATTTCTTATCCTTAGATTCTAAGATATAATCTCGATCGACCAATAACGATTTCCAAAGAGAACCAACTTCTTCATTATTAAATAAAGAAGAAATGATTCTACTTTGTAAATCGATAGGAAGTCTATCAGTAGCTGCGGACAAATCAAAACTATATAACTCTTGTATACCTTTATCAATAAGAACCTTAACAGGTTTATGTTGATCATAGGTACCATCTTGGGGTATGGAAGATAAAATCTTCAATATACCATCATGGAGAGTTGCTAGTAATGATTGCGTCCAAGCATCTACCATAGCAAATACTCTAACCTTACCTGCCGCTTCTTGTTTTAAGCAGAGTTTTCCCAATTTCAGTGAATCCTGAGATGAAGTTAAACTATCGTTAATTTCTTTTGTACCCAAAATATCAAAAATATTAAGGTCTTTAGAATTAATGAAAGCTAAATCATCTCTTAACTTCTCGAAGATATCTTTATGATTTGTTAACAAAGCAAATCGTTTGAATACCTCCAATAATGTAGGGTTATTCCGTCATGCAAAAGCATCGATCGCATAACCAAACAATTGGTTTCGAGAATTAGGACCCGCTGAGGTAAGAAGTCGTAGACTACGACCTACCGTGAACGGCCCAGTGGCCACCTTAAAATACTTATCTTGTAAATATGAATTTACAAAATTATTTCTTTTAAGCAAAGGCAATACTAAATCTAGCTCTGGAAGGTCTTTATAGACCCCAGAGTGAGGACTTGTAATAGTCCCTAGTTTTAGTTTTGGGTACGCAGGTATGACTCTATAAACAGATAGTATAGTAAAGACTACTCTTATTATCTTTGGGTCTCCTACCTCTATTAAGAGGCGAAGAGCTCCCGGTATAATAAGAGGAAGTCCTCTTCTGCAAGCGACTCTAGGTTCAGATGAACTTTGAGTCACCTCACCACCTAAGGTCTTAGACATAAGTCTATGAGCTTCTTTACAGTATTGAACTGTAAAGGTCTTCCCATTGACCGTAAGTAAAGAAAATATTCTTTTACTTAAATCAATGAGATGACGGTGATGACTGGTATTTCATAATTGGAAAAGTCAGACTGAGACCTTAGTTAACATTCAAAATTTCTTTAATGAAAATTTTGTGTGTCTCTTAGGATCTCATTGGCGAGATAATCCCTTCTTTTGTGCAGTTTGATTGTGAAATTTTATTTTCATGATTAAATTGTATAATTGACTGGATTATTTACTCTCCTACTGACAGAGCAGTGTCTGTTTGGTGCTATCTACGAGAAATCTTTTACAATATAATGTAAAGACCAATCGTTACTGGTTCATCATTGTTACCAGGCGCAATTATTGCTAATTACGAAAGTAAAAATGCAACTAATGAATCCACAGTTAGGTTAAAGTCTTAGACTTATATCTGACCGTAGACCAGTACATCATCTATATATATAAAATATATGGTATGATATACTGGGCTTGGCAAACAAACAATTATGATGTTAGTAAGAGGCTTTCAGCGACTTAGAGAATAATCCCTTTGATGTATAATATTATTTATATAATCGAATGGTACTCTAAGCTTGTGAGTAATCAAAGTAAAACTTTTGAAGCACACACTGTGGGCGATAAGCGATCCTGGACATTAGTCCGGTTCTAACCTGTAAAGG